CTCCAGGCCATTGATGGCCTGCGGCAAGAGTTGATCAAAATGATGGACAACGGGAAAATTGCACAGAATGCAATCAGCAAATCACAGAAAAATCTAATTTAAGAAAATACTATGGCAGAAATTCAAGCAATGAACATGGTCGATGCGACCAATGCTATCTCGGCAATGTTGGCCCCTGAAGAAGGACAAGCGCAAGTTGACGAGACGCAGCCAGTCGAGGAGTCCGAAGAGGACACCGAGACAGCGGCTTCTGAGGAGGATGAGCCTGGTGTGGAAGACGCGCCAGAGGAAGAGACCTCAGAAGAACAGTCCGAGGAAGAGGAAGAGCCAGAAGAGCAAGAACAGCAGCAGACTTTCACTGTCAAAGTTGACGGCAAGGAAGTTTCTGTAACGCTAGACGAGCTTCAGAAAGGTTACTCCAGGACCCAGGACTACACCCGGAAAACGCAGCAGATTGCCGAAGTGCGAAAGCAAGTCGAGCAAGAGACGCAGGCAGTCCGGGCCGAGCGTGAACAGTACGCTCAATTGTTGGGAGCATTGCAAGCCCAACTTCAGTCTTCAGAGCCTCAAGTTGATTTGGATCGCCTCTATAACGAGGACCCAATTGAATGGGTAAGGCAGAAGGAAGTCATGCGCGAGCGACAAGAGAAAATGGCTGCTATTCAATCCGAGCAGCAGCGATTGGCTCAAGTTTCTCAGTATGAGCAGCAGCGTGCCATGGAGGCCCAACTTGCCAGCCAGCAAGAAGCCTTATTGGCAGCTTTGCCCGAATGGAAAGACCCCAAGAAGGCAAAGGCCGAAAAGGCGCTGGTGGTTGAGTCTGCGAAGGCAGCAGGCTTCACCGATGAAGACTTGAAGAGCGTTTACGACCACCGACTGGTTTTGCTGTTGCGTAAAGCAGCATTGTTTGACCAGATGGTAAGTAAACGCCAAGGCATTAAGCCTGTGGTGAACAATGGCCCACGACCAGCCAAGCCTGGTGCAGCTGGTCGGGTTTCGACAACAACTGAAAGTACACGCGCAAAGCAGCGTCTTGCAAAAACTGGCCGCATTGATGATGCGGTCTCTGCAATTGAACTTTTATTGAAATGAGGAAATTATGGCTATCGTTAGCAATACATTTTTGACATACTCTGCAAAGGGTATCCGGGAAGATTTGAGCAATGTCATCACGAATATTGCACCAGAGGAAACTCCATATTCTTCAAACATTGGCCGCGAGAATGTGTCCAACAGTTTGTATGAATGGCAAACAGATACATTGGCTTCAGCTGCAAGTAATGCGCAGCTCGAGGGCGATGATGTTGCATCGTTTGACTCTGTGACAGCAACTGTGCGTTTGCAAAACTACGCACAGATTTCACGCAAGACAATCATCTTGTCAGCAACTGAAGAAGTTGTGAACAAAGCTGGTCGTCGCAGTGAATTGGCTTATCAGATCGCCAAGCGCGGTGCTGAATTGAAGCGTGACCAAGAATTCGTCATGTTGAATGGCGGCATTGCTGTTGCTGGTGATTCCACAACTGCCCGTGTTACTGCCTCTTTGGGCGCGTTTGTTAAAACAAACACCGACAAGCAGACCAATGGTGCTGATCCATCTTACACAACACTGCCTACATCAGCCCGTACAGACGGCAATGTGCGCACATTCACTGAAACCATTCTCAAGAATGTGATTCAGAAAGTGTGGACAGCTGGTGGTACACCTAAGATTTTGATGTGCGGTCCTGTTAACAAGCAGCGCGTGTCAGGCTTCTCTGGTATCGCTTCAAGCCGCTTCAACATTGATGGTGGTGCAAAGCCTGCAACACTGGTCGGCGCGGTTGATATCTATGTCAGTGACTTCGGAAATGTGCAGGTCATCGCGAATAGATTCCAGCGTGAGCGCGATGCATGGGTGATCGATCCTGACTACGCCAAGATGACTGTCTTGCGTCCTTACCAGCAAGTCGAATTGGCTAAGACTGGTGACGCTGAGAAGCGCATGTTGATCGTTGAGTGGGGTCACAAAGTGTTGGCTGAAAATGCCCACGGCTTAGCCGCTGACTTGATCACTTCTTAATCGAAGCAAAGGAAAGGGCCAGGGAAACCTGGCTCTTTTTTAAAATGATTCACAAAAGACTATTCAACGAAAACAAAGAGCAAGGCATCAAGCGCTTCTGGCATGAAGATTCAGAAACCGGTGATGTGACGATCCAGACCCAGCAAGATGTGACTGCGGTCATTGAAGCCAACAAAGCCATCTACAACGCTGTGGATGAGAAGGCCAACTGGACTGGTGAATGGCACTTGGTCGCATCCATCCCAGAAGCGCTTTATTACAAGATGAAGGCTGAAGGAAAGATCGATGACCAGGAATACATGAAAAAATGGCTTAATTCAAGTGAAAACCAATTTTTTAGAACACGACCTGGGAAAGTTTAATGGCAAGACCAAGAATACCCATTGATCAAAAAATTTCAGAAAAAGTTATAAAAATACCTGAATCTGGATGCTGGATATGGATTGGTTCCATAACCAATCACGGATATGGAACCATGACATTGGGTAGAAATAAAAACATCAGCGCACACAGAGCATCGTATGAATTAAGGCATGGACCAATACCAGATGGAATGTTGGCCTTACATCATTGCGACATCAAATGTTGCGTCAATCCTGATCATATTTTTTTAGGTACGCAACAAGCAAACATGGATGACAAGGTTTGTAAAAATAGACAGGCCAATGGAGTTAAACATGGAATGTCAAAATTAACAGAACAACAAGCCAAAGAAGCTAAGTTTGGCAACGAAAAACCAATTGAGCTAGCAAAAAGATTTAATTGTTCCGCAGCCATCATTCGTCAAATTCGAAATGGACTTTACTGGAAACACTTGGAGAATAAATGAGGAATTACATCGCAGTCTGCACCCCTGCCCGTGATCAGGTTCATACAAACTATACATACTGTATGGTCAATGCTGTGGCCTATCACACGCTCAACACCGAAGACGCAATCAGTCTGAAATTGATGCAAGGCACAATCATCCAAAACCAAAGGGCTGACCTTTGCCTGGATGCAATGAGAGAGGGATGCACACACATTCTTTTCATCGACTCAGACATGACATTCCCCCAGGACCTGGTCGGCAGACTCTTGGCCCATGACAAGGAAATTGTCGCAGCCAACTGCGCAAGACGCAGAATGCCCACTGGCCCGACAGCTCAGAACTATGACGAAAATGGCAAGCGCATTGCTGTCTACACCATGCCAGAATCGACTGGACTGGAAGAGGTGGGAAGCATTGGCACTGGCATAATGCTCATCAAGCGCGAGGTGTTTGAGGGAATGAGCGAGCCATGGTTTGATATGCCATGGCAGTCCACACGGGGCTATATGGGTGAGGATGTGTTCTTTTGTAAGAAAGCTCAAGAGCTGGGTTACAAGGTCTACATCGACCATGATGTCTCAAAGGAAATTGGCCACATTGGCACATTTGAGTTTCGCCATGACCACACCTGGATTGTGAAAGAGGAAATGGAAAAAGAGGCGAAAGATGGCACTTAGCACCTATGCAGAACTGAAGACTTCAATTGGTGACTGGCTTAATCGGTCAGATTTAACAAGCACCATTCCAGACTTCATCTCTCTGGCCGAAGCACAAATCGAAAGAACACTGCGCACCAGGCAGATGATTGTCCGGGCCAATGCATCTTTTGACGCGCAGTATGGCGCTGTGCCAAGTGATTTTCTTGAGACCAAATCTCTCAAATTGACCAGCACCAATCCACAGACTCCATTGGAGTTTTTGAGCATTGATGCACTGGACAATAAGGCAGCCGAATACACTGCCAGTGGCAAGCCACGATTCTTTGGTGTGGTCGGTGGCCAATTCAGAATTGTCCCGACACCTGACGCAAATTACACAACCGAGCTGACCTATTACGCAAAGTTGGCAAAGTTATCAAGCAGCAACACCAGCAACTGGCTTTTGTCTTCAAGCCCCGACATTTATCTGTATGGATCGCTGCTCCAGGCTGCACCATACTTGCAAGATGATGCGAGAATCCAGACATGGGCCACGCTGTATGAGCGTGCCTTGAATGATTTACAAACTGCTGATGATCGCGGTGCATCTTCTGGTGGTGCATTGATCACCCGTGCAAAGACTTTTGGATAAGGACTGATATGTCATCATTTAGCGATTACACCGAAAACCTAGTGTTGACCTGGCTCTTTACGGGCAGCAGCGCCACACGCCCCACAGCCTGGTATGTTGGCCTCTTCACAGCTGCACCAAGCGACACTGGTGGCGGCACTGAAGTGACTGGCAATGGTTATGCCCGAGTGGCCACCGGCACGATCTCAGGCTCTGGCACATCCACGACATTCACCAATGCAGCGGCCATCGAGTTTGCAGCTGCCAGCGGTGGTAATTGGGGATCAATCGGCTGGGCTGGTGTGTTTGACGCATCAAGCTCTGGCAATCTATTGGCCTGGGCGCCACTGTCCACAGCTCGCACCATCAATGATGGTGATGTATTGCGCATTCCAGCGACTTCATTGAGCATCACTTTGGCTTGATATGGCTGCCTATGGATCGGGG